ATTATTTTGTGAGCATAGGGGAGCTTTTTTTCGAGCAGCTGGTCATAGAATTTGGGGGGGGCGCATGGAGCGCCCGCGCATGATGACTTCGTCGGATGGATAGACGTCGTGCTCGTATTTATCGAGCCAGGAGCGGCCGATGCCGCCTTGGCCGTCTTTGCCGCCTCGGGACATTGTGGTGTATTCGGGGGTGCGGGTGGCGAGCACCTCGCCCGTATCCGGGTCCCAGGTCGTGTAGTGTTCCCAGGCTGATTGGCCTGTGATTTTTTTCATGATGTAGCGCGCGCAATAGGCGGCGCTTTCGAAGGTGACTTCGCCGATGGTGGAGAAGCCGATAGGCCAGAGTTTCTCCAGGGTTTTTGATCGGTAGAGGATGATTTCATCGCGGCGATCCCAGACGGTTTTATCTGGGAAGTCGTAGCCGAAGATGAGGGCGTGATAGTGAGGGCGTCCCTGTTTGTCTCCGTATTCTCCGCAGTGGAAGAAACGGATGGGGAAGCCTAGGAATTTTCGTAGTTTTTTCATGAAGAGTTGGAATTCCCGGAGGTTAAGCGAGCCATCGGGAGGTAGGTGTTCCTGATCATAGGTCAGGGTGATAAATGAGTTGGCGTCGTGCATTTGAGCTTCGTGGACGCATCGAATGGCCCATTGGCGGGACCGTTCGAGGCGGCAGCCGACGCATTGACCGCAAGGGAGGGTGATTGGGAGATCGACGTAGCCTTGCTTGCGGTTGAAGGTTATCGACGGTTTTCCGCTCGGCCCAGGTAGGACCGAGCGGTAGGCCGTCAGGGGTGTGTAGCAAGGCATGGATTGAGGCCCCTGGGAACTGTCAGAAGTACTAGTTTTGGCGATTAGAGGCGGTAGCCGCCTCGCATGGGTGTCGCCGAGAGGTTCCGGGGGTTGGTTTTAGTCGCGTTTTTGGAGAAATACTTCTTCGAAGCTTTCTTCCTGATTTTCCGTGGCTTTCGCATTTTGCTGTCTCCGGGGTTGGGGTTTTGAGGGGGCGTTGGTGTCAGTCCGAACAGTTACATCTAGTAGAAGCTGTTCGGCGGCAGGCCTCCGGCCCGCCAAGAAGTGGTTCACCATGAGGGTGACTATGGGTTTGCGGGGTTTTGAGCAGGCTCATCGGAGGCTTGTTTTGCCGCTTTTGAGGTGGGAGTTGGGTTTTCCGGGGTTTCCGGGGTTTTGGGCCGTGCTTTGGCGAGGCCCATTTCTACCATCTTAGGTAGATTATCTGGATTTTGGGCGAAGGCCAAAAATTTTCCGGCGGAGTTGTCGAATTTCGCGCGGATTTTGGCGGGAATGGTCATGAAGGACGCTTCCGCGTCCTGAATTTGGTTGAGACTGGTGTGGTAGTCATCGAAGCCGATGAATTGACCATATTCGCCTTGGTGATTGTTGACGTGGTCTATGAGACCCGTTTTTTCGAATTTCCGCATGATGTTGTTGACGTCGCATTCATCCTTAAAGGATTGCTTTGTGCGACGCAACGAGTTGCCGAAGTAGGTCCGGTGGCGGATGTTGGCGTTTTTAACGGCGCGGACCTTGATGATTTTGTCGGGCATGGGGTTGTCCTTAGTTTCTGACATTGCGGAACGCGCTGGACATCGGATTCATTGCTTGACCGATTACATTGGCCTTCCAGAAGGCCTTTCCAGCGGGTGTGGAGAGCCATTTGGCCATGAGGTTGCTCTCGGCTTCCGAGACAACGTTTGAGGCGGTGATGGCTGTGGTATTGGACCTTTCCTGGATGTTTTTCTCGACCGCAGTGAGGCGTTCGATATTTCGGAGTTGTTCATCCTGGATGGCGGTTTTGGTGTTTGCGTGCATTTGTGTGATGGATGCACGCGATTGGAGCGTTTGCATTTTGGTGTTGGCGATTGAGGCGTCGATATTTTTGATATCGGCTGAGAGCCGCTTCGCGGCCATCGCCGAGGTTGCAGGGTTCTCGAGCCCTGCGAGCTCGTTGACGGCGGGGATACCCGCGCCTGCAGGGGAGCTGGCCCCGCCTTGTTTGTAGGCGAGGATTGGGTTGAGACCAGCTTTGCGCATGTCGGCCATTGAGCGTTGGTACGAGGTGTTAGACATCCTCTCTTGGAAGTCCATTTGGTTCTGGCTGATTGCCAGATTGGCTTCGTTTTGGTCGCCGGCGCCCATGAAGCCAAGGGCGCTGCCGAGGACGCTGGCGGCGGGCGCCAGGAAGTCGAGGAATGCCATTAGAAGTGATCGATGAGGCCGGGAACGGAGTAGACCGGCATGGGCCGTGCGCAGGTAAGTTTGAAGAAGGAATCGAAGAGGAAGTGTGGCTCGTCTTGTACCGCGATGACGCGGTCGATTGGTGGGTTGTCCTCGATGAAGTCGGAGCCGAGGACGGGGAGATCTCCGAAGTCCTGGGCGAGATGCCAGGTGTCGAGGGATTGAGCGAAGTTGGAGCGGAATTGTCCGCAGATGACGGACGGCTTATAGCGATATTCCGCGTATCGCTCTTGGTATCCGAATACGTCTTCGTCGGCTGGTAGGCCTTGGGCGAAGATTTCGAGGTTGAGTACGGCTTGTTCGCCGATGTGGCTGAGAGCAGGCCAGTAGTAGTCCCATCGTGTGGAACGTGAGAAGGCTCGGTTGAGGCCTTGTTGATAGTTGAGGTCCGCTCGGGCTGAAACCAAGCCTATGACTACGCAGTGCTCCGTGAAGGACTTGGTGAAGCCGTGATTGAGAAGGGTAGTTGTACCCATAGCGGCAAGATTGCCTTGCGGTGTTCCACCACCTTGAGTTTCTGAGGTTTGTGGGATGGGGGTGACGTTGATGGGGGAGCTTCCGCCCCCCAGGTATTCGGGTCTTTGCAGACGGCTATCGGGGGAAACTACGCCGAAGTGAGAGCGGATGACTTCGGTATAGCGGGTGCCGCCTCGGGCGTCCCGCTCGTAGAGTTTTTGGATTTGGAATGCCTGCCGGAGTTGGTTGATGGTGGACGCGGTGGCCTCGGAGAGGTCCGCGTAGATATGGGGGACGTCGGGGTCTGTGGGGTCCTCCTCGATGTAGGTGACGGAGGCCGCGGCGCGGATGAGTAGCGTTTCCGCGTACTCGACGGTGCCGCCGCCGCTTTCCCTGACGTTGAGGCCGGGGCCGTTGTCGAAGACGGTATTGGTGCCGATGCCGGTGACAGGTGCACGGTCGCCGAGAGGGAGACCCACGGAAGGCCCCTTTTGAGGGAATGGAAGGCAGGAAGTGAAGTAATCATGACGTTTGCCCCGGCGCAGGACGATAAAATCAGTGTCGTCGTCAGGGCCGTCGCCCTTAGGAACGGGGACACTGTCTTGGAGATTTTCGTCACGGAACCACTCGTTGTAGATGAGGTTATAGGCGCGCGCGTAGAAGGCGCAGATGCTGATGTTATCGACTTCAGTGGGTACGCCCATGTAGTCGAAGAGAGAGGCCTCAGTGAAGCCCTGAGGGCCAGGGGCAGGTATTTGAGGGACGAGGAAGTCCGTGGAGTCGCCGGGGTTGGTTTGCTCGCCGTTGAATTTTTGCCAGTTGTCCCAGATGAGACGAATGGGGACAGCGAAGAAGAAGCTGTCGAGATAGACGTTATCCATGAATGGATGGAGAGGTGTGGCGAGCCGCGAGAACGCGGTCATTTTTAGATTGAAGGTATCCCCAGGGAGCACCTCATCGACGTAGACCGGAATGAGGTATCCGGCGTCGAAGGTGGATTTATAGCCGTGGGAGCGATCGAAGGACGATCGAGGGATTTCAGCCTGAGGAATTTGGCTGAAGTTATGGGTCATGACGGTCGAGATAGGCATTAGCTGGAAGCCCCGTTTTTGAGCTCGATCAGTTTGGCGATTGGCACTGGTGCATCGAGCATGGTGAATTTGGCGTGTTCGTCGTCGAGGAAGCCGAGCTCGAACAGCGTGTAGTCCTCAGGGTGATTGTGGAATTGGTGCTTTGGGTCGTTGACGCAGTCGCCGATGGCGCGGATTACCTGAGGGTTGGTTTGCATGAAGACGGGAGGTAGGTAGGCACCTACTTTGACGTCATAGATAGAGTAGATTCTAGTAATCATTGAGTTTCCTGGGGAGTTGTTGGAGTTTTTTATTTTGGACTGACTCACGCACCTTGAGACGTTCCGGTGTGTTGTTCTCCGCGTTACTTTTCGCTTCGCGAACGCGGAGGGTTTTCATTATTTTGT